TTGGACGTTGCCAAGTCAATTCTGGCCACTTTATCGGGCAATTCTAAAGGGAGTGTAAAGCTCTCTGTCAAGTGGGACGGCGCCCCCGCGATATTTTTTGGTAGACTTCCAGAAACGGGAAAATTCTTTGTCTCGACAAAATCCATCTTCAACAAAACACCGAAGATTGCCACATCTCTGGATGAGATAGATAAAAATTTTAGTGGTGGTGTAGTGGAGAAACTTCGATATGTCTTTCCTCTTCTGAAAGACCTCAATGTCGATACCATTTATCAAGGAGACTTGCTTTTTACTAACGATAAGAAGACAGAAAGTATAAATGGCGTGTCTTATATTACATTTACTCCAAACACGATTACCTATGCTATTCCGAATGATGATTCCGACCTTGCTTCTGCCATAAGAAAGGCAAAGATGGGCATCGTGGTTCATACGGAATATAAGGGACAATCCTTGGATTCACTCTCTGCGAACTTCAATGTCAATATTGACAGGTATAAAAACAATCCAGATGTCTGGATACAGGACGCTTTCATAGAAGACGAGTCTGGAATTGTCAACTTCAGTATGTCAGAAGTTTCAATGATTAGTAAGTGGATTGAGGACATAGAAAAGAGAGTGAAATATGTCAATGACGAACTTTTTGAGAAGATGAAGGACATTGGCATTTATAACTACTTTAGAACCTTTGTCAATAAGAATGTCAGAGAAGGTAGACCTATTGAGGTTCCTTCAAAGTATCTTGAAGATTTCAAAAATTACCTACAAGACGTATATTCTGCTGACATTTTGAAAGTGAAGAGAAGTGAGACACAGGAGAAAAAGGCAAGAGAGATGGAGTCTCTTCAAATGTTTCTCACCAAGTATCAGAGAGACATTATGTTCTTTTTCTGGATTTACCGTGTGTTTGTCCGTATGAAGACAATGTTCGTGGAAAAATTGTCTCAAATCAAAAGTGTCGGAACCTTCATCCGTTCCGGTGATGAATATAAAGTCACTAATCCAGAGGGCTTCTGTGCAATCGACAGTAGTGGTAATGTATTGAAACTGGTTGACCGTCTTGAGTTCTCAAGGTCTAACTTTACTCTTGAGAAAAATTGGAAATAAATGAAAGGATTTTACTACTATCAAATTTTAAGAAAAACCATCATACAGTTCCTTGATATGTTCAATGACATATGGGTGGCTCACTATGATCCAGACACGGGAGCTGTCACGACCCGAACATTGGTTCCACTCAAGTATGGCCCGAAGGAGAAAGCCTACTACTGGTTGAAGGAATACAGCACGGAAGAGAAACTTCCCATCCTGATGGTCAACCTGATGGGAATTGATTTTGCTCCTGAAAGATTGGTCAACAAGACACAGGATATCGTGGTTTCTGTCAATCCAGAGACAGGGAAGGCCACGACGGTTCATAACCCCGTTCCCTACAATCTCACATTCAACCTGAATATCTGGTCGTTACATATGGTGGACATTGATCAGATACTTGAGCAGATTCTACCGTTCTTTGCGCCACACGTTATGATGAGGGTGTATATTCCAGAAATCGACGCTCACGTCGAGGTCAAGGTCGTATTCAATTCTGCAAACCCTGATATCGCTGATGATATGGCGGAAGAGGATTGGAGAGTTCTCAAGTGGACGTTGACTTTCACCGTCCAAGCGTGGCTGTTCAAGCCTGTCACGACAGATAAACCTACTGTCGGAGAAACCTTTATTCGAGAGGGTGACAGCACTCTGTCGTCTGCCTCGTCTGGTGCTACAGGTTCTGCAGAAGGTCTTGGTGCTTTCAAGATATTGGAGGCTATGGATATGAAAGAGGTGGACGGCGATGCATGGATTATGTATCAGTATGAACAATGGGATGGTTCTACGGAAACTCTGCCGGTGACAGGATGGTTCAACAAAACAAGAGGAAGTGGTAAATATGGCTCTATCAACCGCCTTAAATAAATCGGTTCCTTCTAACTTTCAGTTGGTTTTTCCGGTTCTTCCATCTGAATTAGGTCTTGAGAAGTCCCGTGAATTGACCTTGAATATCTATGGAACGATTGTTCCTTCCTTGACTCTGGAGGACCTAGAAGTCAGTTGGCAGGGTGGAAAAATCAAGATACAGTCTGGAAAACTGAATTTTGACCCATTATCCATCAATTTTGTCGTGGACTCTGAATTAAGTAACTGGACGACGCTGGTTCGATGGATGATGTTCATAAATAATAATAAGGACAAGTTTGGAGAAATTCCGAAGGAAATGGTGATTGATGCGGCCCTGAAAATATCCGATAATTTCAACAAGGAGATTTTGAGGGTTATGTTCCGAAATGTGTGGATTCAACAGGTCGGAGAAATCACCCTGTCTATGAGAGAAGGGGAGAATACTCTGGAAAGCTCCGCCACATTCCTGTATGACAGGTATGAAATAGTATAGGTTTTTGAAGAAAATTTATAAATATAACTGAAGTCTATATAAATAAGATATAGAATAACAGTTTGGAGGAAACACAAATGGCTTTTTATCTGTCACCTCTGGTAGATGTCAATGAAATTGACTTGACAACCACGATACCGGCTGTCGCTACGTCCATTGGTGTTATCGTTCTGCGAAATACATATAAGGGCCCACAGAACAAGAAGACCCTTATCACTTCCACAAATGAACTGATAAACACTTTCGGAAAACCAACGAATGTTGCGGCCTGTTACAAGGACATCCTTTCAGCCACAGGTTTCTTGAAATATGGCAATATGTTGTATTGCACAAGGGTAATGCCTGCCGATGCAAAGTTTGCCGGAACCTCGGCACCCGCTGTATCAGGAAGTGCAGGATGGGAAGACTGCAATCCTGTCTGGTCACTTAGCGACTTTGCTTCCGGTGACCCCGATGATTTCGCAGAGGAAACACCACAGGGTGACTTCGCAGATTTCATCGCAGCGTCCGTAGGAGCATGGGGAAACAATATCCGAATTGCTCTCGTAAACAAGACGTGGTATGATTACATCAATACACATACTTGGGCACAGGCACAGACCGTGGGATTTACAGATGAGACAATGTTCAATGACGTAAAGTCGATTGACAGCGCTCTCTCTGATGCATATGATTTTCTGGTTGTTGTTTCCGCCAAAGCACAGGGTAGCACCAGTTGGAATGTAGTTGAGTATTTCAACGTTTCTACAGACCAGAACAAGGTTGACGACCAAGGCAAGAAGAAATTCGCCGAGATGAACATTAACGGCCCATCCAACTACATCCGTATCTGCCTACACGAAGATGCAAAGGATCAGCCTGTTCTCACTACAACCACAGCGTATGTTGAACTTGGTGGTGGAGATGATGGAACATTCGGGTCTGGCGAGGAAGACACAGCGGTCATCGCTGGGTATAACCTCTACGCCAATCCAGAGGACATTGACATAAACATCGTCATTGACAGCGACAAGTCTATGACTGTAAAGAGTGCTCTCATTGAACTTTGTGAGACAAGAAAGGACGCTATGGCAGTTCTGGACTGTATCTCTACAGACGTTATCAACAACGCAGATCCGACAGAGGCGTTGAGAGTCTGGAGGCGTGAGACATTCAATGAGAATACGAGCTACGCATCCTTCTATGGTAACTGGCTTGAGGTCTATGACAAGTGGAACGGAAAGTATAGATGGGTTCCTGCTTCTGGTTTCGTTGCTGGAATCTATGCCAATACTGATGATGTGAGTGACCCTTGGTGGGCGCCCGCTGGTCTGAACCGAGCACTTCTCACGAATATTCGCAGACTTGCTTGGAATCCGACACTTGGGCAGAGAAACATTCTCTACAAGAACGGTATCAACCCAATCGTATCCTTTGCCGGACAGGGAAAGGTCGTTTGGGGTCAGAAAACACTTCTGGACAAGGAATCGGCGTTCAACCGTGTCAACGTCAGAAGACTGTTTATCGTTCTTGAGAAGGCAATCTCTACCGCAGCGAAATATTTCCTCTTTGAACCAAATGACGACCTCACAAGACTTCTTCTGGTCAACATGATTGACCCATTCTTGAGAGATGTTCGTTCAAGAAGAGGTATTTATGACTTTATGATTGTTTGTGATGAAACGAACAATACACCGGAAAGAATTGACAGGAACGAACTCTGGTGTGACATTTATATCAAACCAACGAGAGCTGCTGAGTTTATTGTCCTGAACTTCATCGCAACGAAGACAGGTGCATCGTTCACAGAAATCGCTGGGGCGACAGCAGCATAATTTGGAGGAATAAACATGCCAAGATTTGATATCGACAGCTTTCGTGCACAATTTCAGGGCGGAGCAAGACAGTATTTGTTCTACTATAAACCGAGCTTTCCGGCAGGTGTGGCAGCAGGGTCAGATGTTGAAAAGATGACATATCTTGTAAGATCAACCGTTCTTCCTTCTACCAACGTCGAAGAAATTATGTTGAACTGGCAGGGATTCGACTACAAGATTCCCGGCAAGTATACATATGATGATTTTACATGCACCTTCAACGTTGACCTTGATGCGAAGATTTTGGAAATCTTCAACACATGGCAGAGACTCATTCACGACCCAACGACAAACATTTACAATCTTCCTGCGACTGTTTTGGCTGACCAGCAGCTGGAACTCTTGGGTTTGGATGGAAAGCCTCTTACGAAGTATAAATTGGTCGGTGCTTGGCCAAAGAATATTGCACAGGTAACCTTGGACTACACGGCGAACGAAACAGCCACATTCGACATCACGTTTGCTTATGTTTATCACGTTCAGGACAAGGTTCAGTATGGTGTGGCACCGAATTTCGCTGGATAACATAGACTTTGCCTACATAAATATAGGTATAGTCCACGCTTAGTCTTGAACTAATGGATTCCGAAAGGGTCTAAAGGGACACATCCCGATAGACCCTTTTTTATTGAGGTAGAAAATATGCCAAATTTTAGAGCCCGATTCGATATAGACACATATAAAACACGTTTCTTGGGTGGTATGAGGCAGTATCACTTCTTTGTTCTATTCCAGTTTCCGAATCAAAAGGATATGGATTCGTTGAAGGGATTTGGAAATTTGGCGGCAAGTATCGGAACAGGTGTCAATCAGATTGCTGGTAACTTTATGGACATTGAAAAGGTCGAAGGGCCGGGCGCAGAGGTCACAAATGTCCTGAACAAGTATGGGCCGGGAGCGACAAAAAACTTTCTCAATGTCTTTGGATTAGGTGCAGATCAAGACCTTATACCTTATCTTGTCAAGTCAACACAAATTCCCAGCTCATCTCTCAATGAGATTGTAATCGACTATCAGGTTATGCCGATAAAGATTCCCGGCAGGAGAGAATTTGGCGATTGGACAGTTTCTTTCAACATAGACAACAACGGAGAAATTCTGAAAAAATTTTATGACTGGCAACGATTCATTGTTGACCCGATGTCTGGAAGACATACATCTTGGACAAAAACCGTCAGGGATCAAGAAATATATCTTTTGGACTACTCTGGAAACGCAGTCAAGTCTTACAAACTGATTGGTGCGTGGCCGAAAAATATTAGTGAGGTGTCCCTTGACTACGGTGGAGAGGAAGTTGCGGGTCTTGAGGTCACATTCACATACCAGTTCTATGAGATGATGGAAGCACCGTCAACATTTGCTGCTGACATTCTCAAGAGAGGAATCAATAACATTATAGGGAAGATACCAACATGAAAGCGCCATTTAGTGTAGACGAGTATCGAGCGAATTTTGCTAACGGACATCGTGCATATCATTTCTACATCCAGATTCAATGGCCGGGATTTGGTAATATGTTAGCTGCTGGTGTGAGAGAGGGTCTGGCTGGTGGAGTGGATGTGTCTTCGTTGGAGACTCTGAAATCCTCCGGCGAAAGGGCCTTGATGGGAGCCGCAACCGCAGGGGTTGACATTCTTCCGACGATGTTCCCGAAAAACAAGAGAACGGATTTTGCATACTATGTGAAGGCCACAACCTTACCAGAAACAACTATCGGAGAGACAACAACGAACTGGATGGGAGCACAATTCAAGTTTGGTGGTAAACATACTTTCAATGATTGGTCTGTTACCTTCAATGTGGATAATAATGCAAATATCATCAAGAAGTTTCGTGACTGGCAAAATATGATATTGAACCCACAAACGAATGTTGCATCGAAACCGTCTACCTATATGACAGACCAACAGGCACATCTTCTTGGTCTTGACGGGAAGACGGTATGTGTATACAAGTTTTATAGTGCTTGGCCGAAGTCCATCGGAAACATCTCCTTGGATTACAGTAATAATGAGGTGACTTCTTTTGATGTCACGTTTTCGTATTTGTATTATATGATTTATGATAGTGAAGAGTCCGCAGCGATGAACGTCCTCAAGACAGGTCTTCGTTCTACTGCTATGGGTTCTATCAACGATTATTTTGCAGACAAACTGCGTAAAGTCGAGTAGGAGGTTAGAATATGTCAGATTTCAAAATGTATCTCAATATGTATCAATTCGATACAAAATTGCCGGGTTCCGGTAGGGAACTCAAAATCAAGCCCATTACGACGGGACAGCTCAAGAGAATGTTGATGTATGAGAACGTCATGGATATGGGTAAGATTGAGGAAGCTCTGGATGCACTCATTACAGAGTGTGTCTTGAGTAAGGATTTCGACGTGAATGAACTCTATCTACAGGACAGATTTTTCCTGTTGACAGAGTTGAGGAAGGTTACGAGAGGAAATATGTATACGTTTACCGCCTTTTGTAATAATCCGATGTGCGGTTCTCAATATGTCCACACGATTGACCTGAGCAAACTTCCGATGAGGCCCTTCTCTCTTCCCCCAAAGAAGAAGATTGAAGAGGTAGTGGAAGAGGAGCCGAAGAAGGAAGAGAAGCCGGTTCCAATCAAGGTGGAGAGAAAGAGAAAGGGTGTGGTCGAAGAGGTTCCTGCTCCACCACGGCCCGTGGTTATCGTGGAAGAAGAGAAAGACCCATATGTCGTGGAACTCAGCAACGGACTGAAAGTAGAGCTTTCGTTGATTACGAGAGGTATGCAGGCAGAGGCTTTCAGGATTATCTCCACTCGTCAGGGAGCGAAGGAGATAACGGAGACACAGAAAAAAATTGAAGCCATCACCATCACCACGGCGATGGGTATCAAGGCAATTATCACTCCTGACGGTGAAAGGAATGATAGGGTTTCATTACAGGACAGGATTTATCTGCTGGACAATATCACTCAAA